AAAAAGTTCTTGGATCATCATAATCTATCCAAGGAGACTCCCACCATTTGTGAGACTTCTTCCTCCTTCTGGGTTTAAAACCCATCTTCTCCATAAATTCATTATGATCGAAGTTTACCTTCTTTATTTTCCAGTTATTCTTATTCATTGAATCCATTGTGGTTTACGATCAGGTTTGCGTAGGTAATTATCCTTTACCCAAGGTTTAGAATTTATATACTTTTGATAAGCAGTAAAGGTGTCGATAGTTTTATCCTTCTTAAACTCATCAGGCATTGCTCTTGCATATGATTCAACCATACAATAGCATGTAATTACTTCTCCTGCAAATTGATGAAATATTTTCTTTGCTTCAAATAATGCTTTATGACATCCATGCAGTTTACCATAACGATATGTGTACTCACCAGACAATGCACATCCATGTTGAATTAACCATGCAGTATTGTATATACTTGCTGCTGCCCATTGAGTACATGGATGATTACGAAATGCCCCCTTTTCAACCTTGAAAGGGGTTCCATCCTTCTTCTTAACTAAATCATTACCCCAATCATAATACCAGTGTGAGAAGATAATAGAGAGCATTTGACATGTCTCTAATGGCATCTTAACTACATGCTTATCAGGCAATACTCTTGCAGATACATGTGGATCAGGATTAGTTACAAAGATATTCATGTGTTTAAGACCCAGATTAATCTTATTACCATCATAGCAAAAATAACATAGTAAGTCCACATAATCCACATACCAATCTTATTCTCAAGTGATCCTCTCTTAAAATTAGTAACTGGTGGAACATTTCTTTTCCAAATGTCACTAGACATATATTCTTTTTCATGTGCTTTTCTATTCATAATCATTGATAATATGAAGGTTTATAATCACTTTTACCCCATCTCTCTAATATCCAAGAACTACTATTGATCTTATTAGTGCCACCAACACCCCATCTAAACTGTACTCTATCATCATCTTTATATTTGATATACTCTGGAGTGTTCTCATTATGCCTATCTCCACCATTTGCAAATATAACACCCTCATATACTTGTAATGCCAAATCAATAGCATCACAAGCACTGTCGTCATGATCTCTAAACTCAATCACAACATCTACACACCGAAGTTCTTTAATGATACTTATTCTCTCATCAATGGACATGAAGGGTTTACCCTTCTTTCTTGTCAACCACTCATCAGAATTAACACCCACACATAATGAGTAATCTCCTATCTCTTTTGCTGCTTTAAAGTAAGCAATGTGACCACTGTGTAATGGATCAAATCCACCAGTGACTAGTATAACAGTTTTTTCCATTTAATTAATTGATCTAATGAACTGTAAATCATAATCTTCAGACTCTTCAAAGTAATCTCTTGATTCCTTTAAAGTATTGTAACCAGTTAAGAAGAAGTCTGAAGGATCAGGATCACATGATGCTGTATATACTGCACCTGTATCCTTAAAATTATAGAGTTTATCAGAAGATATGCAACATGCTTTACCACTCTTTACATCAGAGACAATGAAGTAATCAGCAAGTTTATCATCATAATTCTTTGCTGCTCTTCTATTCTTAATGATTAATCCTCTGATTGCTGTACCTGATTTGTTCTTAAACTGTGTTACCTTTGACTCATAGGATACCTTATCTTTGGTAAGTAAGTCAACACCAGGTAAATTTACCCTATCAAGTAATCCATTGCTATACTCTGCAAGTGCCTTCTCAACCATTTCACCTGCTTTTGGAAAGCGTAGATTGTTGTCAGTATAACCTCTAATTGCATATAGAAGTTTGGATAGTCTATCCAACTGAAAAGTTTTGAAATCAATCATTTTGTAATAACAGAAATAGCGGGTTCACCCCTGTTGAATACGGTATCAACTACTGCCTCAACTTTGCGTGCGGTAGTGATCCCAACATTATTATACACTGGTACGCATACCAATCCATGTGTCTTGTGACACTTTCCCAATCGGATCACACGACCAATCGTTTGACTAATGCTAATATAATCCATATTCCTCATAAACAATACTGCCTCCAGACCTGATACGTTGATACCTTCTGAAAGGATGCTATGATGCAATACAACAAACCTTGTATCATCTTTACCCCATTGATTCAAGGTCTCAAAGAATTGCTCTCTATTAACCTTCTTACCATCAATGATAGCACCTGTTTTAGCAGTAATATACATCCAATGATAACCACGAAGTCCTAACTCATAACAAAAATCAGATTGAGATGTAAGATTCACAATCTGTTTGGTAGACTTGGCACAAATAAGAACCTTTTCTACATCAAGTCTGTCGATAGAGTTGAGCATTTGCTCTGATTCAACATCAGCAAATATCTCATCTTTTCGTAGCAATCGAGTCTTATATACCTCAACTTTAGGTGGTAGGATGTATCCTTCATCAACTAACTTGGGTGCTGGTACTTGACAAATAACATTACCATACACCTTACTATCATTCATACCTGCCTTGAAAGGGGTAAGACTATGTTTAGGAGTAGCAGTAAAGAAATAAGATCTCTTTGCCCAATTAGAAAAGTGTTTAACAGAAGGAAAGAAATTCTTCTGAACACTATTATGTGCTTCATCAAAATATATTGTATCTACATCTATTGTTGATCTCATTACCTTATCAAGTGAATGATAGGTAGTGAATATAATCTTATTACCTTTACAACTTTTATGCCACCAATAAACATCTTCAAGTTTTGTAGAACTATAGTGTGAAGTCTCACCACTATGAACGTGCATTACCTGAACATATTTGTATTTCTCTCTTATGACTTCCAGAAATTCAGATGATAATTGCTCTGCTAACAGGATGCGTGGAGCAACTACAACAATAGTTTTCCAACCAGTATCAAATTGCTTTATAGCATCATGTATCATGCACATGGTCTTGCCACCACCTGTAGGAACAATGACTTGTCCTTTGGAGTTGCGTGCCATAGATTCCAATGCTTTCTTTTGGTGTGGACGTAATGGCATCACTCAATCATTAACATGAACATATTATAGCATTAAAAAACCCCCTTTCGGGGGTCTTATGACAGTTACTTAACTGGTTGCATTTTCTCATTGTCTTTTGCAACAATGTGAGGTGGACGATACCCATACTCTAAATGGTCACGCACTTTCCTCTCTGCTTTCTTACCAAATAAAATTCCGACAGTTGTAATCCATGCCTCAATCTCTTTAATTCGTGCTTGAATTAAACTAACTACAGCATACTCATCTTCAATGTTATTAGTATTAACATAGAAGTTTACTCTTGTCTTAATACCCTTTTCCATATCTGTCATAAACAGTGGAATAAAGTCTCTATGGACATGAACTACCTCCATAGCACTGATTAAACGATTAACAGTGTTTCCTTTTACATCTTTAGCAGCAGGAGTAATTCTGATGCCATTGTTACCAAGAAACTTTGCTGCTTGAGCTCTGGAGAAGAATGATAGAAAACCAGGTTTCTCTGTTGAATTGTAAATGGCAGTTGTTAATTTAGTCTGCCTATCAGAAGTTTCCCAATCAGCAATGTCTTTAACCCATTCACGAACTTCATCCTGAGATACTCTATCTTCTTTACGAAGTTTACCGTTTACACTACGTTTCTCATTCTGTTCAATAACCCATATACGTCCCCTAGCAACATAGTCATTGAAACTTGTTGGAGTACCTTTTGGTCGCTCTTGGAATTTAACTCCAATTTCATTGATTACATCATTTCTGCTGTAACCATCTTTAGGTTCAACCATATACACTGGAACATAAGGAACATTGTGATCCTCAAAATACCAGAAACGATGAGCTCCATTTACAAAATCATTATTTGTAAAAAGAAATGGTGGTAGTTCAAATACATTCCACCCATTCTTACAATTACGCTCAACGATGTCGTATGCTGCCTGTGAGTTTCCTGCTAATCTACCAGGATTTGCCTTACCCATCTTGCGTGTAGCAACAACAGAAACGGTCTCTGCCCTCAATACATTACAGGTAGTAAAGCTAAGTGTATCAATTAAAGAATTATAATATTTCTTTAATCTATGATTTACGCTGGTATAATGAAGATCCTCCCATTCAACGTATCCGTTTTTTGAGATGTCATTTAAGTCATCTGCGTTTTCTTTTGAAAATGTCATAATTAAAAAGTTGCCATAGGCATATAGTATATGTGGTATTGATCGGCAAACTGCCTAACCACAACACTAATATAGCATAAAAAAAGAGGGTGTCAACCCCCCTGCCCTTAAGGAATTATAAAGCTTCCCGTACAATCCATACAAAGGTATGTATGGTAAATGAAATTTACACTAGAAGAACTGCTCTACTCCTATAGGTTCACCAAAACTATAATCATACTCTAAAGCATCAGTGCAAACATAATGTGGATGATTGATCCTCACACCTAACCTAGCACATAACTCCTTATGGTTATCAGGCATCAACTCCACAGCATATAGCATATTATTCAATACATACTTTTCACTATGGTACAAGCAAAGTCTCTGCTTTAGTCCAAATAAGAAATTGCCACACCCTGCTGAATTGTCAATGAATTTGCTGCTAGAATCTTTCAATAAATCAATATCAATATCATCTATCATAGATTCAACAAGTTCAGGTGGTGTGAATACCTCTTGCGTTTCCTTTATTCTTTCATCAGATCTCTCTATATTAGATCCAGATTTTATATTGTGCTTATTCTTTTTCATCTAAACATTTGATATAAGTTGTAATCAAATCATTCTTACCAAAATGATAGCGACCATTACATTCTGTTGCAACCTCTCTAAATCTAGGAGCAAACTCAACAAGATTCTTGATAACTTCTGGTGAACTAACACTCAAGAAATGATGTCCCTTTGCATAATGAGTAAAGTTCTCGGTCTTAACTCTTCCACTAGGTCCACATCCATACTCACCAACAAAAACATCTGCTTCAAATCTATCTTTATAATCTAGAAATTCAAAATCTGGATGTTCCCTGTGCATAGGAATCTCGTTCACCCCCTTTGCAAATCTCGATGTGTTTTTTACTTTCCAATACTGTTTTACAGCATTAATTCCACCAGGAAATGTAGCATTATCTAGATCATCATCCACTTCACAATGCAAATGTGATACAATCTTATTTTGAGACGAAGGTTTCCTCACAGACGTAGGTAACACAAACCTAATATCATCTGTAATCTCTGAAGTCTTGTTTAAAAATTTGATAGCGAGATTGCCACCTGATCCGTATGGTGGATTCCCTATCGCCATAGTAAATCTCATAGCATCATTATATCAACATTCCACTTCAGTGTCAATCTTGACATCAATGAATAATATTTCCATTGATTTATCTGATAAGTTAAACGCTTCATGTAAATTGTGCATAACATAATTTACTTTAGCAACTCCCTCATTCCATATAACTCTATCTCCATCAATCCATTGCATATAGCATTTATCTTTATCAGGTATTGTTAAAGGTATTTGTATTCTTTTATATGGTTCTCTTAAAAGATCAGGATCTTTATGGGGTTTTAATATAGTTCCTGGATAAAATAAAGCATAATTTGAAAATAATATATCATCATTCTGATAGATTTCATATATTCTATCAGTCATTAACTTCTCTCTAATTAAAGTTGATTTCTTAACAGATTTAATCCAATAATAATCAATCACCATATTAGAATAACCTTCTATTGTTGGTGCAGTCTTAACAGGAAACTTAGTGTCCTTTGCCCAATTATATAAATCTTGTATGTCATTTTTTGTTAACATAATAATCTATGAAGGGATTTGTAGGATATGTATTATAGAATTTAACTATTGGATCTACACTACTATACTTTATTTTAACATGAAAATGAAATTTATCTACCTTATAATCAGTAAACAACTCATCACATGAATTAAAATTATCTATCTCAAAATTATCCATTAACAAATCTCTTATTCTAAAATACACATCACGAGATTGAATTGGCATTATTTCAATGTTAATAGACTCATCAATAAATTTACCATCAGAAGTAAAATCACCAGCAAGAAACATATTATTACATAATCCCCTAAACATCTTCATAGTAGATAGAGTTTGTTTAAGATACTTTGACTTAAATTTCTTATAGGTGTTTAAATAAAATCCACACTTAAACTCTGGAGTAAATGGTACTTTCCTAGTAAAATATATGACTGGAAAATCAACATTAATATTAAAATAATCTAATACCTTCTGTCTAATATAATCATCAATATCTCTTCTTAAGCAAGAAACATGGATATAATCATAAGGTGAAGTAGTATTCTTAGGAGTAATATTACATTCATAATCTAATAAATCAATATCATAATTATCAAATTTATCTACACAAGTATGATATTGATAGAAATAACCCTTAGTTATTTCCCTTTCAAACATCTTATATCTAATCATTTTGAGAATAGTTTCTCATGATCTCTACCCTTCCTAATTGGTTTATCTGATCCATAATAATACCAAATAGTTCCAGCATATCTCTTACCAAATGTTATTTTGGTTACTCTATGATAAAACATCCAGTTTGAAGGAAAGAGTATAACATCTCCTATAGATGGTCTAATTGTTTTATCTAATGATGCAAATTGTAAATTTCCACCTTCATATTCAGTAGTATCATTAAAATATACATTGCATGTAATAATATTCTGTCGTTTAGGGAACCAATGAGGATATATCTCTATAATTATATCATCATGGTGATAATTTAATTCTGAATTGGGATGATATTTTCTTACTATCATTTCAGAATATCTAAATCTTTTATGATTATAATAAGACCAATTAAATGACCTAACTTTTTCAGCATATACCTTCATTGCATCATCATATACTTTCTTCTTTATTATCTCCAGTGCGTCAATATGCGGATCAAAAAAAGAATCTGCTTCATCATTCATCAAACCATCAGTATATTGTGATGATTTATCAATATCTTTAATCTTATTCAATTCATCTACAACTTGATTACACAAATCTTTATCAATAAAAGACTTTAAATGAAGAATATGATCTGACATATTCAAACTGAACTTTCCATCATTAACTTCATCAATGATGTCTTTCTTATAATTTGTTAATTTTAAATGATTTAACATCTTTCAAATATAAATGTTGATAAACCTATATCTTTTAATACTTGATTTAAGTTCTTTCTAAGATACCTAGTACTTAACTCTAAAAT